CTCTGTAAGAGTTTCAGTAGCTGCACCTTCAAGCATAGTTACAAGAGTTCTGCCTATAGCACCCTTAGCAGTTTTGAGTGCAGGACCAAATATCTTCCCTGCAAAGAACACGTTAAGAAGTGAGTCAAGAGCAGCTTGAGGTACTGCAGCACCTGCAGCAAGGGCTATGTTAGCATCTCTCAGCTTCACACCTTGCTCCTGCATCTGCCTCTGAATATTGCGACCGGCAAAGGCAGGAAGTACAGCAGCTCCACCAAGTAGAGCACCACCGACAGGAGTACCAGTGAGAGCTGTACCTGCTAGAGCACCACCCAAACCTGCAGCTAAGTCAGGTACTGACTGCAAGAACATGTCTTTTACGAAAGCACCGAAGTCTTCCAAGTTCTGCACATCTTCTATCCTGCCTACATCTGGTTGAAACCTAGTAGCTGGTCTAGCAAAAGCTTCTGACCACTTACGCAGAGTCTCAGCATTCTCTTCAAGACCTAGCAACTGATTAACTCCTGCACCTGCTAGTCCTACAGCCTCTGCAAATCTCCTACCTCCTGCTTCTAATGCACCTACTTCCGGTAGTATCTTGTCAGAAGTTGGAATGGGTGTGCGAGCAGCGGGTTCGGGAGTATCAATATCAGCAAGTAGCTGAGAGGAAATTTCAGCCTGTTGTTTTTTCTGGCGAATCCTCTCACCAGTTTGCTCATTGAAGAACTTCCTTGACTCAGAACGAACAATACTATCTACCTCTGCAGGAGATAGCTCTGCTGTCTTGGAAGTCATTAGTCTATTGCGAAGGTCTTTCTGAAAGAACTCTAGCTGTGTAGGCATATTAAAATCCTAAAAGTTCCTCAAGTGCTCTTCTTGAAGCAGCTTCCTTTTCAGCTCTACGCTGCTTTCTAAGACGTTCCTCTTCTGCTATACCACCAACAAAACCAGGGATACCACGTATAAAATCTAGTACATCACGTGGACGCTCAGTACCACTTTGCAACTCAACATCAGCACCTCTCCTAACTGGTCCGGTAGGTGGTGAAACACCTTCTGCTCCAGCCATAGACTTGAACTTGTGTGGTAGTTGAACCCCAACACTTCTAAGCAACTCATCAGCAGCAGCTTCTTCTTCACCTGCAACCTTACCTGCAAGGGTATCAAGGCGTCTATCAAATGCTTGCTGCTTACCTACTGGAGCTATAGGTTTGGATATACCTACTGGCTTAATAGGCCCAACCCTTGCTTCCTCTGCTGCCTTAAGTGCGGCTATAGTTTCAGGTCTTGTACCTTTAGGTATCTCACCAGTATCACCTTCCTGTATAGCAGTAGTACCAACATCAGAAGGAAGATTAGACTTGCTCTGAGTGCTAGAAAATGTTGTAGCTGCAGGACTCTTACTAACAAGACTTTTAGGTATTTTGTTCTGAGCCTTGTCGAAAGCAGACATGATAGATTCATCATCTATACCGGCAGAGATAAGCTCTCTCTTCTTCATACCCTTACCATCTGCAGTATTCCAGAACTGCATCGGCCCCTCTACCCTACCATTGTCAGTAAAGATAAAGCCTTCATTGCTAACCTCGTTCCTAATACCAGCAGCTATGTTACCAAGTTTCTGAAACTGCAGAGTATTGACTACTTCTTCTGGCAGCTTACCTGCAGCCCTGCGATTAGCTTCCTCAGTAACACGCAGAGTATTGTAGGCAAAAGAAAGTTTCTTTACAATCTCTCTCATACCATTGTAGGCATTCCTTACTCTTGGCTCCAAACCTTCCCAACCACTAGAAACAATATCAGCCTTGAGTTCATCTACATTTCCATCATATTCAGCCTTGATAGCTTCGTTAAGTCTACCAGAAGATATCTTGTATTCTTTACGAAGATTACCAATCTCATCAACTAGCTCTTTGGAACGTTTGTTGATAAGCTTAGCCTGAGCCTGTGCAGACTTGGTAGATGCTCTAAGTCCTGCCATTTCTTTCTTAGCAGCAAGCTCAGCTAACTTCATAAACGTGTTAGATGAGTTGTTAAGCGCATTCATTATAGTAAAAAGACCGCGCCTTACGTTCTTCTTAGCCATTGCGACCTCCTTACACTAGTCCTGCAGATTGAATGAGAGCGTTAATCAGTGCAGTTCTTCCTGCACCCTCAGCTTGTACACCTGCACCACTTCCCTGTATACGAGCAAGCATATCTCTAAGGGAAGTTTCTTGAAATGCTCTTTCCTCACCAAGCAGCTTAAGCAGTAGAGCATCTGCAACTTCAGCATCGGTCTGAGCAAAGCCACGCTGTAAGTTCCCTGCAGCCTGAGTCCTGAGAGCACCACCAGGAACTTCACTGGTTACACGTTCTATCTCAGAGAATCTCTGAGGACGCATACCTGCCCTTCTAGTCTCAAGTATCTCCTGAGCCAAATCTCTGACTCCACCAGTAGCTTGCTGTAGCGTCTTAGGTAACGGACGACCACGGATAAGCTCATTGATATAGTCTGCTGACTCAGTTCCACGTGTCACTAGTGGGTCAAGTACCTGAGCTGCCCTGCTACCATAAAGTTCTTCTCCAAAACCAGAACGAATGTTAGCCCTTCTTGTAGCTTCCCTGATAGACTGAGCTTGAGCTTGACCCAGTTCATCAAGTTTATCACCACCAAACGCACCAAACATATCAGCTAGTCCAGTACCTATACCAACAATATCTCTTGCTACACCAGTACCGGCAGATATATTTGACATGGTTTGAGATGGTGCTGTAATACCTGACTGCTTAGCCATGTCATTCTCCTTAGAATACTAGAAGTTTAATAGTAACATCATCTTGGTCTGCAACCAAGTTAAGATGTGTCTCTGACAATGTAGTAGTATAAACATTTACTACTGCACTGGCGTCAATAACCAAGTAGCCTACGGGAATCCTATCCAACTTATGATAGACTGTAAACCCTGATGTGCTGGTAACTATACTCTCAACTACCTCAGCATCCATGTTACCTGCCTTACCTTGGTCATTAGGTCTAAGGTCTAGCCTTGAGAACATCTCTTTGAGCAAAGTATTGAGAGTACCTACTAGCTCATTGATATCTTCAACTTGCTCTGGATTGATAGGTTCGTAGTCAGCCATTATTTCACAAGCTTCCAAAGGCTCAGCCTTGAGCCATTTCCATAGATGTCTCTACCTGTAGCCCCACCAAAACCATATACGCCCAATGAAGCAATGTTATCATTGTACGGAATGGATGTCTGATTAGGCTTGATGTAGAGAATGTCAACATCGGTAGCAGCACCAAGAGTTATCTGTTCGTAATAGTTGCTAACAGTATTCTGACCAACTCCAATCTCTTGATACCTACCCCATATCCTGTATGGGTTATGACTTCCACCTGCTGACCTTTGAGGATTGATGAATATCTTAAGGTATACCATCCTGCGTTCGTCTTGATGGCTGCCAGATGCTCCACCTACAGAGAACAATCCCAAGACTTCTCCAATTGAAACCCCGTTAACTCTAAGGAAGACTGAAGTTGTACTAGCTCCAGGCAAGTCAGCAGGGTCACATGATAGAACACCCTCTAGGAGATATGTACCATCATTGTCTCCATCAAGTACAGCAGCAAAGTCAACATTATCTGCCTTAGTACTTGCAGCTTGTTCCAGTGTCTCTATAAGTACCGCACCCTGAGTACCACCACCAGTTACATCGTTCATAGTGGCAATAGGATTAGAAGCGTCTGGAGTGTTTGCATTGTCCATTGCATCTCGCTCATCAGATGTCATCATCCTATCTATCTCTGCTTGCTTGATAGTATAGGTTTCCTCTGCATCTGTAGCAGTATACTGAAGAGCTAATGGAGTACCACCATCAGGGTCTGTATAAGCAACTTCTGCAGCACCGTCTAACTCATTAATCCTAGTGTTGCTTTCTAGCTTGTCATCAATGTCAGCACCTACTTGGTCTTGGAGATACTTCTTGGATACTAGAACGTCTAAGTCCTGAGCATCTCTCCAAGCACCTGCCGGTACATCTGACCCATCAATGAGTTTAGTACCCAATTGCCAACGTTTACCATCTGGAACAGTAAACTGCTCGTGAGTAATATTCTCGATGGAATTTTTCAGTGCTTGAAAATTATCGTTCAACTTTTCGTAGTTGATAAATCCCTTGCCAAAGTTAAATAAACTAGTAACTAGTCCCATTATTCACGCTCCTGTGAGAAAGTGTTCAGCCTTCTTACGTAGAAGACAACACGCTCTATCTGAATATCAAAATCGGATGTCTTACTTAACTTGTAAGATAGTGTATAACCTCTGCCCTCAAGTGGCAACAGGTATTGAAGCGTATATAAAGGAATAGAGTCAAACTCTCCAACCTTATATCTAGCCAGAGCCTGATTGCCATAATTAGCATCCTGACTAGGACTTCCACCTGCACCTGCGAACATAGTCTTTCCATATCTGCTACGTGGGTCTATAGAGTCATTAAGAATTACATCCTTGAAACCATCTATGTTAACTTCCATAGGTATAGTTTCCTCTGGAGTATAGACAAACACGTTAGCTTCTGCCCAAATGTTCTCAACTGACTTGCTACCTGTATCAATGAACCCACTCTGTACTTCAAACGCATACTGGTTGCCACCAGAAGAGTCTTCCTCCATAAGTCTGCGAAAGCCTTGCTCGGTCTGGATAAGTTCCTCTCCACCGTTGTCTATAGCATAGGTAGCATTCCTAGAGCGAGTCATTCCAATATAGCCTTCATCCTCAATAGACCATGTAGTAGTGTCTATGTCAAACCTGAGAACTGTACCTGCATTGTCATCACCGTCACTAGAACTTAGAGAGAGCACATAGTAGCGGTCATCCACATATTCTGCTACCATTCTAGCACCTGCTTCTGCTCTGTTCTTAAGGGTATTTTCTACCCTGAGTCCAGAAATCCTAATAAACTGATTGCCGTTAAACAGTCTGATAGACTCACCATCAAAGAAGAATACTCCTACCTTGGTTAGCTTGACAGCATAGGGAGCTACACATCCTATACTAGCATTAACTTGTTGAGCTTCAAACTGTATTCGAGAACGACCAACGACAACATGAGAACTCCTACCCTTGAGAATAAGTGAGGTGTTACCAACAGGAACGATAGCCACAGTTCTGTCTTCAGTAGAACCAACACCTGACTGGTCGCCACCGACAGGTATGTACTGAGTGAATGGTGCATTACCAATTCCTATGTCTTGGAATAACATGCTGAACCTTCTAGTGTAGAAGGCAACATTAGAATTGTTACCAGTACCAAGTAGCCATAGCCTGTTATGTTGTACAGCCATGTCAGTACCTACTATGTTGGCATACTCTGCAGCGTCACCACCCTGCTCAAGCCATTCCTTAAGATTGTACTCGTTGATACTGAGAGCTATATAAGCATCAGTATGAGTTCCCTTTGAATAGCTAGACAGATAAAGAACGTCTGCACCGTTAGACCATACAGGAGTTTTAAGGTAAGAGATGAAGTGCATAAGCTTGCCACTATGCAAGCCATCATAAGCATCATCACTCACATTTGCTACATAAGCTGTCTTGGTGATATCCAAAGAAGCAACATCAGTATTGACTACAATGTTGTCAATGTTAACTTCGGTTATAGTTCTTGAGTACTCATTATCTTCATCCCTAACCTCTACTGTATCACCAACACTGAACTGCTTGGTATCCATGAGATAGATAATTGTCTTGTCTGTAGTGTCATCATCTATCGTAGTCTTGACAAGTACTCCACGACGAATATCATCCCAAGAACCATTTGCCCATACCTTAGTCTTATAGTCACCAGACAGGATACCAAACAATAGAATCTTGTCAGTTATATCATCATGGTAGTACAGGTCAGTTAAGGTATCAAGTCCGTGTCCTGCAAATACCTTACGTGTTCCCTTTGAACGAGCAACATGACCATCTCTGGTAATGCGAAAGTTCTTACCGCTAGAGAACTCATTGATACCTATACCAGTAGAAGAGACATCGTTAAGACCCTTGAAGTCTGTAATCTCTATAGGTATTCTATTCTTAGGCATTAGAGCCACCTCAGATACTTAAGGTTTACACGACCACTTACTTCACTTTCACCTGTTCTCTGCTTGGTATTCACAGCAGATACTCGTACCCAGTAAGTGTCATTTTGTTTCTTGTCAATCTGAACACCTATTGCACTTTCACACAATCCTTCGTAAGCTCCAATAGCAGGTGGAGTAGGTCTAGTCTCTCCATCACCATCACCACTAGGAGCACCGGCAGCAGTACCCGCACCTATGCAGGGAGAGCTAGGCTTAAGATGATAGTCTGCACAGTAGGTACAAAACATAGGCTGCTGTTCAATACCATTAGCTTCTACAGAATGTGCAGCTTGTAAGTCAGCCAATCTCTCATACTTGTAGTCCGAACCACCTCTTGACCAGTATACCCAAGTTGTCAGAGCTAGACCAGAGTTCCTAAAGTAGTACAGGTTGTAATCTAGCAATGCAAAGTCATCAGGGTCTATGTTCGTATCATGTACGAATATAGCATAGAAGTTATTGCAGTCTGGTGAGAAGTCAGGGTCCATATCAAAAATGTTATTGTAGATAGACCCATTGGCTAAGTTACCAGTTTCTACGGTTATACCTTCCTGGCACTTAACAAATGTGTTGTTGTATATCTTAAAGGTATCGCCAGATGCAGGGTCTACTCTGCAACCTATGTAGCCACACCTTCTGAACACATTGTTGTAGACGTATACTTCATCTACTTCCCATTCAGAAAAATAACCACAGTGCCCAAACTCCCTGCTAGGTGGCCCTGCATCCCACAGGTATCTACCACCCATGTCAAAGATGCAATCATATACCTCTGAGTACTCTGCAAATCCAGTAGGTACATATACGCATCTTCGGTAAGCATCACCTTGTACGTTCTCATCGTATACAAAGTGTATACCAGTTACTTTGTGGTCAGCTTTGAGAGTAAGGAGATTACCATCAACACCAGAAATCGTAACAATAGGACGGGCGTTACGACTATAGACAGTAGACCTGAGATGGACAGTTCCACCAGAAGTACGAGCAGCCAACTCAGCCTGCTCAGTATACGTTGCAGTGTCAAGTATCTGTAAGTCGTAATCGTTACCGTCATCCAGACATAGGTCAAATGCTTCTTGTATCGTTTCAGCATCTGGACTAAGGTTATCATTCTTGGATATTGTCTTAGTGATAGTTGCCATTAGACTCTTTCCAAAAATCTGTTATCGAACCTGCTACCTGCACGACTGGCAACCCTACTTCCTGCACCGTCACCACCGGAAGGCGGAACACCACCAACTTTTTCATGAGCACCTATGTCCCAAGTGTCACCTTGTGCGTCACGGTCACGACCATTGATGTCAATCTCGACACCAGACGGAGTTGTACCCAAATCAGTAGCAGTATCGATAGCGTCAGAGTAGTTTTTGAGATGCAAGTCTTCTGAACCAACGGCAATCGAAACGAACTGGTCTGACGAAGTTTTGTTAATTAAAACATTGTCTGTTACACCATCATCGGACGCAGTTGCATCAGACGACATATTGTATCCTGCCGTTGTATTGCTTGGGCTTGTCGGGTCAAAATCATTCGCAGCACCGCTACCGGCAACGGTAGTACCCATAGCGATATTGTTTCTGTTGTCCTTACCTGCATTATCACTGACATAGATTCCGGTTGCATTACCAGATGCAAGAGCATTTGTGTGTGCTACTCCGTAAACCGTATTATTGTAGACTCCTACTGGTCGAGCAGTTTGGGCGCGGATACCGAACTTGTCTCGCGAAGAATTAACCGTGCGTCTGATACGGTAGACTATGTTGTCGAATACATTAGCACCATTAGTTGCATCTGCACCTTGTATAGCAATACCGGAAGCGCAAGCATCGTCAATGTCATGTACCAGGTTGTATCTTGCTGTAAATGTTTCACCAACACTCACCGAAAAAGCGATGCCGCCAGAACTGAGACTGTCTGTGCCGGAAGCAGCAGTAACCTCCAACCACTCAACAATCGTCTCTTTCGTAGAAGTCCCATATATAACACTGGTAGGCACGGTAGATGAATTAATCCGTGCGCCACTACCGGCTGTACCATCGTGACGTTCGCCAGATGCAACAGACAGCGTTATGCTGTCAGGAGTTGTATCGTTTATGACTGGATTCTCATCGAATACGCTATCATTGTAGCACTCACCAAGGGCGTCATTACCCGCGCCACCGGCAGCACCACCTAACGCTGCTTCCCATAGAGTAATCGTGCTATAGTCTCTGGCAGTAGTACCGATTGACTTAGTAATGAGAGCCATTTATTTTTTCTCCACAACGATATCAGTAGGATTGTACGGAGTATGCTTACGAAGGTCTACCTCTACACTCACATCTAATACACTATCGTAAGTAGGTGCAGAGATAAGAGGCAGATTATCCCTAGGGATAGAATGTTTGCGTTTCTTAGTAATAACTAGATTCTCAGCACTAGGGTCTTGATACATAGGTTCCTTGTATGCAGCAGCCTTTTCCTCAGTAAGACCAGTACATGGGAGAGCCATAAACAGTTTAAGCTCGTTGGAAGTAAGACCCCACTTCTTATGGTCTTCCTTTAACTTGCCAACATGAGTTTCTATGTCATTCCATACATCATCCAACTTATCCCAATTTGTCTTACCACCAAACCAGACAGGAAGGATTCTTGTACCAAACATAGGCAAGCCATTTCTACCAGGACGACAGAAAGTAAAGATACGCCTAGCAATAAACTTCTTAATATCAATCTGGCTAGTTACATCTTCCTGCTTGTCGTTCTCAAACTGGTTATAACGGAATACCTTGTCAACTACATACTCAAAGCGATACTGCTTGGTCTTGCTGTACATCTTGTGAGAATGTGAGTTAATATCAAGAAACCCACTGTCATTCTTGTCAGCATCCCACGGATTCAAGATAGTCTCAGCGTGAGATACAAGAGTACGCTTCTCAGTAAAAGCTTCAATGATGTCACCATCCTTGTAGCCATCTTTTTGTGGGGTATCCCCAATTTTACAGACTAATTCGTCCATCTTGTTACCCCTCGTATTCGTGTATACCTAGAAAGAAATCCATAGTAGAAGTAGCTGCACCATCCACAAACAGCCGCGCCCATACCTTAGTCGCTGCTGCAACCCTACGACATTGCAACTCAATAACAGGAGGCAAGTCGTTAGGTGTAGCATTTACGGGAAAGAATACAGTCTCAGTAAAATCACCTGCTGAGTAAGCTCCTGCACCAGTTGCACCAAATGCTATTTGCAAGAAATGCTCAGCACCTGCATTCTCAACTTCGACAACAGACAAACGGTGTAGCTCAAACTTAGGGTTTGTATCCCTAGCTGGTGTGTCACTTGAGCCAAGTATCTGAGTCCATGAACCCCAGTCATCAGTACCTGCATCAATCTGCAGTGGGTCGATACCTGCATCAATGCGGTCAGCTATATGAGTTTCTCCTGAAGGACTAGCTGCTGCACCGAACCAAGACTCATAGGAATGGAAGTGACGCTCTACCTCTGCAAGTCTATAGTCGTGAGAGTTGTTATTGCCTAGTAAGCCACTTGTAGACTCACCAAACAAGAACTTAAGAATAGCATTGCTCATATTACACACTCCCAAACGTAGGATACAGGGTAAGACTGTCACCTGCTACATTACCTTTTACCTGTACCTTAATCATGTTCTCCATGCACTTAGCAAACTCAGTAATGATAGCAGAAGTAAGGTCAAACTGCAACCCATACTGAGGACGTAAACCACTAGCAGCAGTAGCTTCTCCAACAGCAATCTGCTTAAATGCACCATTGCGAGTCATAGCAAGTACGATAATACTGAGAGTAGTCACGGCACTAGGAGTCCACACAGGCTCAAAGGAGAGAGCGTTGTATGGAGTATCACCCTCTGCTGCAAACTTAAAGCCTGCGAGAATCTCAGCAGCACTGAAACTCTTGTTCTGTCCACCCAAACGTATATAAGTTACTGCGTCAGGGTCTGCAAAGCTATTAGGAATCTGGTTCCACACAAGCTGATAATGGTCGTGAGTACGAAATTCTTGATACATTATGGACTCCTTATCTGGTCAAAAGTCATATCAATAACGTCACCCGCAGTACCGTAGGCAGTACCACGAACTATATTGCCACCATCTTCGTCTACATAGACGATAGGACCGACATTACCATTCTGGTTATAGGTATAGTCACCAGTCCTTGATAGCGTACTATAGATTTCATCTGCTGCTGCACGTGCATCCTTACCAAACAACTTAACAGTCCAAGCATTTGCAGAAGCGTTTTCAAACAACATCCTGTAGAAGAGTACGGCATTAGCTGCTTCATACTCAAAGTCTACATCACCACCTGCACCGATAGTTACTTGGACTTCCTTTCGCTTATCGAAGTCACCTGCGTACTGACCATCGTGCTTTTCCCAAGGTACTTTACGTGGAGTAGGCATTAGCTATTAAACTCCGCAATTTTTTGTGACAAGTCAGCATCTTGAAATATTTCCACCTTGAATCCTGGCTTGTCAAAGTGTGCCTTGCGAAAGATGCCAAAGTTTCCTGGGCCACGAAGTCTAGTTACTACTTCACCTGCTCCATCAGTTAAAGGAATAGTGAAGTCTAGCTGTATTTCTTCTGGCTTGGAATGTCGCAAGGTATTAGAATGAAAATACTCTTCGTTAGTAGTCTCCTCTGTAGTAGGCTGTCCTGCATAGCCTAATACAATGAAGTCACTAGAAGAGTTCCAACCTTGAATTACAATGTTCATTGTTGTAACTTCTCCATCATCAGAGCATGCTCTTGACGTTGATAAGTGTGGGCTTCCTGCACTATCTCATGTTGTTTGGTAAGCTTGTCATTGAGAGTATCTATCGACTTTGTTTGCTCCCTCATCCTTTCAAGTACACCGTCAATAAACTTCTCAAATATCTTAGCAAGCTTAAAGCCTAACAACATCAGAATGATAAAGGATGCTACCCCTATACCGACTGACTTTACTAGCTCAGCTAAGGCTTGGTAGTCCATCATCCCCTCCCAGGAAACTTCCATCCAAAGTTAAGACCGACTCTAGGCTTAATCTTACCATCTTCAAGAACTCCACCGGCAGTAATATCTATCTTGCCACCACTGTCAGCATTGATAGCTCTTAACGTATCCTCTGCTTCTTCGTTTACACCCTGTAACTTTTGTGCATCATGCAACTGACCCTTTGCTTCCTTCTTATCGTCATCACTCCAAGTATTCATAATGGACTTAAGAAAGTCCATAGCAACACCTGCATTGGTTTGATGCTTCACTGCCTTCTCACCATTCTTTTTAGCAGTCTTCCTAGAAAGCAAAGCCCAGATAGCATTGATAATAGCTATCACTACAGCAGTAACTGCCTCTTTGTTTGCTACCATCCAATCAAGCATCATGTACTCCTTGTGATAGGATTACCATCACCATCGTTAGTAAGGGTAAAGTGTGCAACCTCAGTTACATTGTCCTCATCGTACAGCTTAAGGTTGTTGGCATCTTCCTTGTCTAACTTGCCAACTGAATTAGCCCTAGCTTGTACAAGTGCCTGACCTACCGAACCAACAGTAGTTCCTGCAAGTGTGATACCCTCACCAAGAATAGCAGATACAACCTTGGCAATATCTGTATTGGGTATGCCAACTCCCTCAGCACCCGACAGCGAGGCAACGAGTATCTGTACAAGACTGTGAGTATCCTTGACAAAGCCTGTACCCTTAATGTCAGTAAGGTGGGTGGTAATTGTACTAAGGTCGCCACCTGTCAAAGCATCCTTGATAAGTGTGCCAATAGCACTAGCACCAGAGATATTAGCTTTGTCATACTCCCAAATGCTATCAATGGTAGAAGCACCAAGAGCCGTCAGTGTACGAGTAGCTTCCGTCCAAACATCTGCTGAGATATCCTGCATGAGCTTACCAAAGCTACCTGCAGCAACATGTCCAGAAGTCTGCTCATCCCATACCTTGTCAGCAACATCCTCAGATGCTGCAGTAGCAAGAGATGCTACGTTAACACCTGGACTTGTAAGCGAACCTGACAGTTGAGCCAGTCTAGCTTTAAGGTCATTAAAGTCTAGGTCGGTAACTTGGAAGTCAATATCCTTACCGTCAAGGTTAGAACCTGACAGCATGAGAGTATGCTGACCAAGTGTGGCAATTAAAGTACCACAGAGAGTAACTAAATAGCCACCATTGCCAGCAGATACTATCTGAATCTGTGGAGAAATGTCTATACCCGAACCAGTAGGTCTAATAAGGCGAGCAAGTTCTAGGTCTGCAGCTACCAGACCTTCCTTCCTTACTCCCAATAGATACATTACTGTAGGGATATAGGCATCTTCATCTTTAACGAAGAGTCCATTCATGTCTTTTCCCCATGCAAAGTTTTCTTAGAGATTGCATCAATCTGCCTCAAGCACTCGTTTATATGGTCTTGATGCTTCTTGATATCAAGGATACCCTTAATATCTTCTACAGCATCAGCAGCCATAGTAGGGTCTACCATTGCAACAACATGGTCAAAAGACTTAGCTACTGCTTGAAAGCTTTTCTGCAAGTTAATGACCAGAACAAGACATGTGATAGTAGAAGTAGTCAGCATGTCAAGTCTCTTGCGAATGTCCTCGTTAGAGATAGGTTCTATGTCAGACATTGGTTCCATACCTACGCTTCTTCCTGAGCCTAGCAGTATCTGGCTCTATAGTGTCAGAGATTCCACCACCCATAGCATCCTCACTAATAAGCATGTGAGCTATGCCGTTCTCATAATCACCCTTTTCATCTATATAGGTTTCCCTATCCCAACCATCATTCCTCTTATACCTATATGATGCGCCGTCTATGATGACGCTGCTGAATGTCTCAGGTATTAAAGGAACATCATCGTTACCTGTCAACGCAGTATGTATAGCATTGAAGTCTACTGAGATGTTCAGGTCGTCTTCAGTTGGAGTAGGAGTGATAATTAGCTGATACCTACCAGGAGGGTCAACCTGATACCCATCTTGGATGGAGTACATTAGGTCAGCACCTGCTTGGTCAGCTACAGCAGTTAAGGTGATTACCTGACGAAGTGGGTCTACAGCAGATATCTTCCGTACAGTGGTAGTACCTTCCAGACGGATATTCTCACCAGTCATATCCTCCGTCCAGTTAGTAACGTGCGGATTACCGTAGACTATGGTAAGGTCTTCACTAGGAATAGTAACAAGCCCTGCATTAGCAGGACCAGTATATTCCTGTTGAAGAGAGAGGTGTGTGGAGTCTGCTACATCTGCAACTTTATATAGTTGCCCGTTCCTCTTTGTCTTGAAGTAACGCCCTACATATCTTGTGTCAAAAGTAGTTCCGACACCGACTACATTCTTAGAGCCAAAAGTACAATAGACAGCACCACCAGTACCGAACGGAGCAACAGTCAAGGTATGTATAGTTGCCCTGTATCTCCGAAGGGTTTCGACAGTGTTCTCATCTGCCTGGAACCTTTCAATATCCCTAATACGGAATAATTGACACCATCTATCTTCTACCTTGACTGACTGAGGGCCAATAATAGAGCCAAAGTTCTCAGGTAGAGGGTAGGTTCCTTCACCATCCTCAGACAGAATTTGGGCAGTTTGCTTCATAAACTCCCAATCCTGCTGACGATTGATGATATCTCTAATTGTCTGGTTGATTACTTCTCTTACAAGCTGCAAACGATGACCGCTACTCGGTCTTTGACTTGCTCTGTGTAGTACAGCTTGCTGAAATTCTAAGAAGTTCACTATGCTCTCCTAGTTAGAGAGCAAGCTACCTATCAAGCAAACGGGTCGTCGTCGTCTTCTTCGACCGGAGCAGGAGCAGGTTTCTCAACAACAGACTTAGTAGGCTCACGCCTTGAAGTAGGTGAACCATCATGGTTAGGAGAATGCTGAGCTGACGGAGAAGGTTTGGCGTTAGGAATCTTACGCACTTCAATCTTCTCAGTTACATTAGTGTCAGCACCACTTCCATCATCCTTCACTGCACCCTTACTCTTGCTTGTAGTATACTTCTCAGGCTTGGAGCGAGTAAGAGGTGTTTCCTTTAGCTCAGTGAGTACACCATGCTTATAGTCGCTGCTATTACGAAGAGCCTCCATCTGCTCAGGGTCATCAGTGTGAAACTGACTATTCTTAAACTCCATAGTCTTGTTGGTAGAAATCTCTTTTCCACCAGAATAGACAGTTTGAACTGCGTAGTTGTACTTAACTTTCGGATACCGTTTGTTAACAAAGATAGGCATTACTTGCTCCTGTTAAATAAACAGGCTAGGGAGCCGAAGCTCCCTGCCCATTTTTACTAAGCTATACCATTAAGGAATAGCAAAGTTCTTGATGATGCCGTGAGTCTCTTCGTTAGTGACCTGCATGCCCTGCTCAGAGAGATATTCATGCTTACGATAGTCTGCATCGTTAGGCTGAACATTCATCTTGAGCCTACTGTCACGGAGTACAGCTCGCTTAACACGAGACATATCCATAGCAATAGCGTAGGAACCATACACATCACCAGTAAGGTCACGGTGCAACTTCAGCAAGGTACGACCAAAGGGAGTAATCCATTCCGTAACACGCAGACCGAAAGTATCATCACCCTGCAGAGTACGGAGATTACCTTCCGCAATGTTCTTAATAGCTTGCATGAACTTGCTTGAACCAAAGACCCAACGAGTATCGTTATCGCCCTTCTCGAAGATAGGACGAATCCAGTTATCAACGATATTCTTGGTAAGTGAAGCACCAAGGTTATCAACAACGTTGGTTGTCACGAACTCAGTGAGTCCACCAGTCTGCCGACGAGGAAGTCCACCGACAGTTACTTCGTTACGAGAGCCGTACAGGAATCCACGTTCGATATCCCGTTTGTACTCTTCGCCCTTCTTACGAATCTGGTACTTCTCATCCTTCTCATCACGGAACTCACTGATAGCTTCCGTTTCCGTAAACTGCAAAGGATTGCGGAAAATCTGGCAGTAGTTGTACACCTTGGCAACCACAGTTGTTACTGCAGTACCACTGAGTTCACCTTCTGTGTACGTATTACCGATAACCAAAAGCTCAGTGTTATCAGGAATAGCTGCTGCCGTGGTTCCACCAAGCCCACGCTCAACTACGATGGTGTTGGTAGAAGGGGTAGAACTCTCAACCAACAGGTTCTCACCTGTGGCAGTAACCTGAACAACATCGTTAGGTGCAATGATGCTTGCATCATCGACCACGATAGAAGTTTCAGATGTGCCGTAACCTGTTGATAAGTTGACATTGGTAAAACGAGACAGAAGCTCGTCTTCATGCCAATTGTACTCCGGGTTTACCACTCTCCTTGCAGGGAGCTTAGCCAGAATCTGATAGATAGGAGTCTGGTTGGGCTTCAGCAAGTAAATCTTTTTCTCCACATCGTATACCCTACGGTCCTGTAGGATATTAAGTGTGGTGCGACCACCTTGAATTTGGGACATTTTTTAACTCCGTTGCTAGGAGAGTACTTCCAATCTTAAACGTCACCTTCTGATGAATCATCGAAGATGGAATCAAGCTCTGAGTCTACTTGCTTCATTCGCTTAGTAGTTCTAGGAACTGAGCCTCCACCACCATCAACGTAAGCAGCCCTTCTCTTCAAGCTGCTATACTTCTTCTTGGTAGTGTCAAGTTCCTTGCGAACGTTACCAATACTCCTTCCGGCAACAGAATAAAACGCTGTAGCCGTATCCAGCTTTGGATGCTTAGCAAGTAATCTCTTTGCTTGTGGAAGCATACTCCTAAGTTCTTCTTGGGAAAAATCATCACGCAAGGTATTAACAGACCGTTCCTCACGTGCCTCTTCTAGCTCACCTTCGAGCTTCTGCAGACGAGAACTCATTCCCTTAAACAGCTTCTTGCTTGTCTCGTCTAGCTCCTCAAACTCTTCAGGTAGCTCTTCCTCCGCAACTTCTCTCACTGGAGGTTTCTGAGTAACCACTGTCTCTCGCAAGGCACGGTTCTCAGCTTCAAGCGTAGTTATATGCTGCTCCTGATTGGCAATCTTCTTGTCAATCTCGCTACGCTTGGTAAGTTTACCTGCAATGGGTTTCTTGAAAGCCTCGTCCGATTCTTCCAAGTCATCATCGTCCAGGTCGTCTTCGGAAGTATCTTGGTCAGATTCTTCGTCATCAGACAGTTCCGTATCTTGGTCTTCCTCGTTAGGGTCAAAGAGGTCGTCCAAGTCTTCTTCTTCACCGAACATCCTTATCCCTTTCTCGTGCTTGGTCGCGCACGAAAGCAGCTATCTCATCAAGTCGAGTGATGAGCATTTCTATACCAGTCAGCTTGCCATGATTGAAGTCGTACTTCCTATGGTCAGAAAGTATCTCGCCAGTAGGGAAAGTAGTGTCCACTACATCTCCCTTCACAACGGACGCAACCTCGACTAAAGCTGAAAACAACTTCTCATTGCATACTAGTGAATACACTAGATGTGCTTGTTGGTTGGTAATCCTAAAAGCTTCTGCTACCTCTTTAGCTTCTTTTGTTTGTAACTCAGGCATTATACCGGACTCCCTACACCAAGCTCAGATACTGCACCTTGAGTCATACCACCAAATCCCTGAGCTGCATCACCACCTGCTAGGCCACTGTTGCCAAAAGCTCTTGCATTCATCTGAGCCTGACCTATGTTACCACCTACAGACCCTTGCATCCTCTGGTCTTTAAGTAGTTGCTTCTGGTGGTCGTTCTGATGCCTTGCTGCCAACTTAACAACTTCTTCTGGTACACCTGGCGTAGTGAGTAAGGGAAGATGGTCAGTAATGTGCTCACCGTGCGGGTCGCCAACAAGGACAGGAACAAACTCACCACGTAACATACGAGCGTTTTCATCCCCTGCATCCCTCTGAAATCCTGGCTGAGCAGCCATCGGTTTCTTAAGTATTCTGTTAGGATTGATAATCATTGGAAACAAACTAGCATTCACTCTAGCAAGCTCTCTCATGTCATACTCAGCAGTCATTTCTTCATTGCTAAGCATAACTTGCTCAAACTGCAGAAACTGCTGACGCTCAGTTATCTTGTTGCCAATGTATCCACCAATTCTAACGTAGAACTCATACTCATCATCGTACAACATGTCGTGAGGAAAGTCATAGTACAAACCATCCTCACCCTGAGCACGATAGACGCGATTCTTGTCACCAAACTGACGTTCTAGTCTGTACATGTCTTGATACAGTCTACCTAGTTCAGTTTGACCCACCTGTACTTTGAGGTCAGTACGAAGATTTGCTGAATTAAGACGTAGAGTGTCACCTGTAGCAGTTGACCTCTTGCCTTGCTCACCTCTACCAATCTCAGGGTTGCCATTCGTCTTATCAATCTGACGCTCGAACTTCTCTTCCTCAAGATAAGAGCTACTTGTAACATCTGGCATCTCAAGTGGCCCAACTTGGTTCCTGTCAACAGCACGGATGATAACACCTGGCTTAAACTGGAACTTCTTGCCCTTGATACCTGCAGTAGCACCAACAAGAAGAGGACGATTGATAATACGGTTAACATTGTCTAGCCTCATATTCCTTATACTGTTCTCACCTTCCTCAAGGTCAAGGATAGGTTCTACTTCACCAATACCTACGAAGTTCTCATCCTGCATACTGGCATTATAGAAGTAATAAGGAATAATGTTGTCATCATACGGGTTATCTCTGAAGGCTAGGATAACATCTCTGTTACCTACGGTGAGTTGGTAGTCAGGAGTCCACAGTTCGTACACTTCCACCATGTCTTCTCCGGTGTAGATGTACTTATCTGAGCCAGTTCTGTTTTCTTCTGATGTCCAAGGTTGGTTTGGCGGCCTAACTACTGGTGCAAGGTCATCTGTGTTCTTGTAGATACCCTGTTCACCAAGGGATTGTAGCCATTCAATAGGTCTGTAGTATCTTTCTACCACCCATCTGATGTCATCAACGCACTCAGCATCAGGATTCCACCAGAAGTTTCTAGGTGAGACATTAACTACACATGGCCTATCTTGCCTGACCTGTTTTCCTCTGATTTTGGAGTAACCAGCAAGCTCACCTGTCTCTTCATCGTAGACAGGCTGACGCATATTCTTCCAACCAAAGTCAAACAGCCAGAATAACTTCATAATGCCAAGACCGTACTTGCTACCAGACTTAACCCATCTGATAACCTTCTTGACACCCTTACATCTGTAGAGGAAATTGTAGTGAAGACGTTGACCAAGGACGTAAGCCTTAAGAGACTTCTCTTCTGTCCATTGTATAGGGTCAACTGAGATAGGAGGTTCGTTACCAAGCAAAGAAGGTACGACCTTTGAGGTCATACTCTCTTCTTGTATGTATCCCTCACGCATTCGGATGGTACTACGGAAGTCATCTTCCTCATCCTCATCGTCAGGTTGTTCTGAGTTACCAAAAACAGCATCATCTACCAAGTCCCAAACAGGAGTGTAGTACTCGTCCTTATATCCTCTAGTAGCATCGAACATAAGGTTGAACTTGCGTAGCATTTCCTGGTCTACATCTGATACTTTGTCACCAAACAACTGAAAGTACAGCTCCTTTTCTGCCTTGTCAGGTAGCTGCTCTTTCTGGTCGAGCTGATATACGCTTAATTCAGCCATATCAATACCTTATGTAGAGTGGTCATTATTCAACTGGTATTATAAGTCCTTATATACCAGTGTCAAGTAAAAAAATAAAAATATTTTCAATATCCAGTACGTTTGAAGCGTATACTCTTGGTAAATATAGAGTTATCGTCTTCATATTCTGGATTTTCGGGCGGTTGAGCTACAGGAAGTATCCATGCAAGGGCATCTATGAGGTCATCGTGAGATGCTGGATACCTAATTAACTGGTCTTCTAAGTCAACCATGTCCTCTTTGATAAATACCCTACCTGCTTTGAAGGCAGGTTCCATAGATTCTATGCGAATAGCCTTAGCATTAGCAGTATTTGGTGACTGTACGTAGTCAAGAGGTATGTTTAGCTTCTGTTCCTCAAGATACTTGGCAAAAGTCTCTTGTAAAATCAAGAATCCTACGTTAGTTTCCACTCTAACAAACATAGGAGCATACTTTCTGTAGAAAGAAGCTATATAATCCATGAATTGAGAGCTTGACATCTGTAAATGTACGTACTGACGCACATAAACGTTAGCATCTAAGTCTACAGCAACTGCTACAATAGCAGATTTGTCACGATTCTTACCTTTTCCAACGGCAGGGTCAGCAGAAACGTAGTGAGCAACGTACTTATCCTTACCTTCATCGTCTACAATCTTGTCATAGTACCTAATGTATGACTTTTTGAACTTAGCTCGCTCACTATCTACGGGTTCATTGAAGTATTGACAGCTAACATGGTACTTACTCTGACCTGCTGTAATGCGTTTGAAGATAGCATCGTCAAACTTCTGAGGAAAAAGATAGGTTCTTTCTCCTTCTGGAGTTTCCTGCCCTTTCTTACCTTCATATACTGTCTTGAGCATGGAGTCGAAGTCTTCGTACTTAAGAATCCAGTTATACAGGTCATCATAGAAGTATCTAGTTCCTACAACTTCCCTCCAACCTCCAGGTTCTAGCAGTGAAAGAAATAATTGGTAACTAGATAGTATCTGCTTCTTCTTCTCAGCAGTGTC